TACTCTGAAGGTATTGTTGGTCATATTATGGCTAATGTTGGTGGTGCTAATGTAAAAGACACTGGTGATAATACTGCTACCGGTACTAAAGACCATTTAGTATATAATGAGGGCTTGGCTTATCATAAAACATATGCTACTGGTGAGTTCACTTATGACGAACTATTAGGTGACTTTGAAGTTCTTTATGACCCAGCTCGTGGTGGTTCTAAAGATAAACTAGCTTTAGCTGGATTACCAGTTATATCTTATTTTAATAAGATGAAAGATGGTTTTATTGATAAGAGCATTCAAAGCCAATCTAGGTATATGATTGAAAGAGCACAAGGTTCTTTTGGTCATGATGTAATGAAGATTGATACTATTCACGGTGGTTTGGCACTTGTAAAAGAGCCGCTTTTCCGTAACATAGCTTCTCAATTTTTATGCTTAGTTGACTTGGATAATGTATCATACAGACCACTTGTTGGTAACGGTTTAAATCGTGATACGCATATCATGAGTAACGTACAAGGTGCTGATGAGGACTTGAGAAAAGACATGATTCTAACAGAAGCAGGTCTTGAAATCTCACTTCCAGAATCTCACGCTTTGTTAAACATAGAGGATGCATAATTATGGCTAAAGGTGCTTATTTAGAGCAAAACAGTAGTTCTTCTTATTCTCATAAGAAGAAAGTTCAATCATTAGTAGCTGCATACTCAATGCAAGAGTTAGACAGTGGTAAGATATTTAAGCTAAATTCAGCTACTGAATTTGCTGTTACCTTACCTTCTGTTGCTGACGCTGGCATTGGTTGGTACTGTAAGATTGTCGTTGATGCCGCTCCTTCAGGTGCTGATTATACCGTAGTAGAGAAAGCTTCTGCTGATACAGATGTTATTATCGTAAATGGTATTAATGAGCTGGAAGTAGATACAGCTGATGATGGTGTTTACAGTGCAGGTTGTACCACTATATCTTTTAAAGATGGAGTTGCCGTTCAAGGTGATTTTATTGATATTTGGTGTGATGGTCAAAACTATTACGTCTCTGGTCAAACAAAGGCTGATGCTGCAATAACTGCTGCATAATCCGAATAAATAAGGATAACAGTATTTAACTGTGGGGGCTGTCAAAAAAAGGCAGCTCCCGAAATATTAAAAGAATTATGAAAGAATGTATACATTGTAATTATCCAAACCCAGAGGGTTGGTTCTATTGTAAAAGTTGTGGTAAGAAAGCTAGTGAAAGCGTATTTACTACAAATATGTACATGAGAACAGCTATTGGTAAAAGAACTGATATAGAGTTTAGTTCTCAAAGTATGGATAAAAGTATTGATTCCTCTATTAAAAATAGACAAAAATCAAATAATAATTTTTGGCAAAAGAAAAACAAAGACTATTTAAAAAAGAAGTCTTTAAGATATGGATAAATAATGGCGACATTAAAAGTTAAAATACAAGAAGATGTAATACTAGAGAATCAAGACTATGGTTCTAAAAGAACATTAGAAATATCTAGTATTAATGAAATATACAAAAGACTTGTTACTTGTCCGGCTAGCCAAACAACAACAGTTGCAGTATTTGCTGGTACTGTAAATGATTCGGCTGGTGCTATTGATGTTCAAGATTCAAAGTATATGAGAATAACTAATTTAGTTAGTTCTAATGCTATTGAAATAGCTATTGTAGGAGCGGCTACTTTATATCAAGTAAAGTTAAGTGCTGGTCAAAGTCATATATTAGGTAGTGCTGATGCTTTAATGTTATCTGAAGCAGATACTAGTCCTAGTTTTGGTACAATGGCTGATGTGACAAGCATACAGGTTAACCCCGGTGGTAATGCAGTTAGTGTTGAAGTCTTTATAGCGAGTGCATAATGGATTTTGAAGCACAAGTAGAATCATTAGCTTCTATTTCTATAGGTAATAGTGGCACTGTTCCTACTCAGGGGCAGTTAACTCAATACCTTACAGATGGTGCAAAAGAAATTATAAATCATCTTCCTAAACATTTATTACCACTTTGTTCAGCAGAGCAATCATTTACTTCAGGAACACCAGATACATTAAATACTGGCAAGGTATTAAATGTATTTAGAAATGATGGAGATATTAAACAACCTTGTAGGCAAATAGATAGTTCTTACAAGGGTAGAGTTTTAGATTCAGATGATATGGATTATGCATCTGTAACTGACCCTGTATATTTTATTGAAAACAATACTATAGATGTTATACCTGTTAGTGGTGCTGTTACATATTCAGAAGTTCAACATCCAGCTGTTGCTTATAGTGATAGTAATATATCAATATTTCCAGATGAAGCAGAATATTTAGTTGTTATTTATGCTGCAATTAAAAGTTTAGAAGCATTATATAGTGACTCTGAAGATATAGAATTATATATACCAATTATAAGTCAATTAAAAGAAGATTATAAAGTTGGTTTATCTAGGTTAACAAAAGGTGGATAATAATGGCAGTACATAAATTAAACGTAAAAAATATTTTAAGTATGGTTCGTCAAGTCTTTCCAAATGTACCTGAAAGTTATTTAATAAGTCTTGTTAATGATGCATTAGTTGAGATTGGTGTATATAGTACAAAACAAATTCAAGCTAAAATAAGTACAGTAGCAGACCAAATGTTTTATAAAATAGGTGATGATGCAGAAGATTCTAGTGGAAATAAACTTGAAGCTAATAAGATTTTTAGAGTAGATTTAATGGATAGTGAAGGCGATTATATTCAAATCCCAAGACTATTAGATAAAAACATTTTATTAATGGATGCAGACTCTAACGAGGTTGCAATAACAGAACCAGATAGTAAGTAATGGCAAGTAATATAAAATACCCAGATTCTTCAGCTAGATATTTTATTCAAGGTGACAAATTAGCTTTAATAACTAATATTGATACAGCTGGTGGTATAAGAACTGTACCACGTAAAAATTTTAAAGCTATATCTGAATCTGTTACTGATGGGTTGTTAATTCATTTTTATGGAGACCCTAATAAAGTTAGAACTATTAATGATGATATAGATTTAGATAATAGTTTACATAAGGCAGTAGTTGACTTTGTTAAAAAATGTTTATATATGGATAAAGCTGGCAGAGTTTTAGAACCCGGTATTGTTCAAACAGCTATGCAAATGGCAGCCATGCATGAAAAGAATTTTAAAGATTCCGTTGCAAGATTTGGAATGAGAAAAAGAAATAAAACTGGAGGCACTAGAGCAGTAGTTCCGGCTAATTTTAGATAATAAATAATGCCTTAGTGGCGGTGGTGGCGGAATAAGTAGGAGTCAATAATGGCTAGCTTACATAAATTTACAACAAAAGAAGTATTAAATAAAGTACTTCTAGATTCTTCAGGCAATGCAGTTGCCGCATACTCACACACAACACAAGAAGCATTAAATGCTGTCTTAGATTCTACAAACAGTAGATTAAACGTAAAAATAGAAGGTGGTACAATATCTGGTGACGTTACTATAAGTGGTGACTTAACTGTTGAAGGTAGTAGTACTAATGCAACATACGATGAAATTATACAAGGAGCATTACAGATTACTGCTTCAAGTGCTTTTATTGATGTAACAGATACAGATAGTAGTTTAAATGTAAAGATTCAAAGTGGTGATTCTATTGGTGCTATAGGTACTAGTACAAACCATCCATTAAGTATTAGAACAAATAATACTGAAAAAATGCAAATTACTGCATCAGGAGATGTTCATATACCTAGTGGAATATTAAAAGTTTCAAATTTAAATGATACAGACCAAACTGAAAATATACTTCTATATGCAAGAAACGCAGCAAGGTTTTCAGGAACTGCTTTTCCCGGCGTTCTTGAAACAGTGGGATGTAATACTTTAGAAATAGGAACTGCTGCTAGTCAACCAATACATTTTGCTACTAATGCTACTACTAGAATGACTATCACTTCAGCAGGAGCTGTCGGCATAGGCACAGAATCGCCCGAAGCTAAATTTGTTATTGCTGGTAGTACAGATACATGGGATGGAATGGCAAAAATGTATCTTTATGATTCTAATTC